CAGCTGATGCTCCAGCCCGAACTGCCGCTTGTTCTCACTCATCACATCGCGGCGGTACGACTCGTTCATGTCGAACTGGCGCTGCTGCTCGCGCTGGTCGCGGATCTTCAGCCCGATGCCGGCGCCACCGATGATTGCGTCTGCCAAGCTCATGCGCTACCTCGTCAGATGAACATCGACGCGACGGCAAGCCCCGCGCCGAGGATGTTCGATTTCTCCTGCTGCTGGCGCGCGGCGTTGTTCATCCGTCGCTGCGTCGCCAGCCCTTCGCTCTCGCGCACGTTGTCGAGGCCCATCTGGTAGATGTCCGTACCGAGGCCCGAGAGCTTGTAGGCCGACTCGGTGTTGCGGTTACGCTGGTCGAGCCGGGCGTTGTTCATCAGGTCGGCCGTCGTGGTGGCATCCGTCAGCTTGCGCGACTGGCCCAGCGCGAGCCGCTGCGAGAACGTCATGCCGCCGCGACGCCGCGCGGCGCGGTCGACGGCGCCGGACATCAGCCCCGGCACGACGCGGGCGTCCTCGGCCGCCTTGTCGACCATCGCGTTCGAGTTCAGCGAGGCGAGCTGCTTCTCCAGAATCGGACCGTAGTCCGTCATGAACTTGTTCCAGTCCTGCCCGGCAAACCCCGCGGCAGAACCGGCCTTCAGCTTCGTGAGGTCAACCGTACCGGCGGCCGTCGGCGCGGCTGCAGCGGCGGCCGCGGCCGGCTGCTGCGCCTGCTTGATCAGATCGCTCAGTCCGCTGAGTTCAAGGGCCATCGGCACTACCTCATCAGCACGTCATACGGGCCCGGCGTGGCCACCGGGCTGTAAGTCATCACCGGCGCCGGGAGCCCGCTCATGGACGCCATCGTGCGCTGCTGCGACGTGACGACGGGGCTGTACTGCGCGGTCGGCGGTACGGCGCGCGGCGTTTTGGGCCGGTTCAGCCCCATGTACGCCATCGCGCCGCCGGCGGCGGTAGCGTCCATCAACTCGTCGGCCCACTGGTTTGCGAGCTGCACCTTGTTCGACGCCTCGCGCGCCACATCGCGCGCTTCGTCGCGTGCGGTCGCGCTGCTGCGCTGGGCGTTCGAGAGGCGCGAGGTCGCGCCGGCCATGACCGTCTCGTCCTTCAGCTTCGTCGCGCTGTTGGTCCCGCCGCGCAACGCGGTTGCAAGGCCCTGTTGCGCGAGCGACTCAAACCCGCCAGACCGGCGCGCATCGCCTGCGGCGAGTCGGTTGGCGCCGAGGTCGCCGCGAATACCCTGCCAGACCGAACCGGCCGCACGGGCGCGGATCGTGCCGGACTGGTCGGCGTTGGCCTCGCGCATCATCGCCTGATGCGCGGCCTCGAACATGTTGCTCGCGCCGATCTGCGCGACGCCCACGTCCTTCAGGAACTTCTCGTTCTGCGACGCCTTCTCGCGCTTGCCGCCGCCGAAGATTTTGCTGACTGCCGACGCGACCCCCATCAGATGCCTCCGTACCGCACGACCGGGGTGCGGATCGTCGTCCAGCCGTCGGCCTTGCGCTTGGCCTCGAAGAGCAACGACATGGCGCGGGTGCCGTGGTAGTTCGCCACGCCGGGGTTCGACCACTTCTGGTCGGGCATGCCCAGCAGGCGCCCCAGCGTGGCGTGGATGTAGAGCGACTTGTGCCGCTTCGCGACGGAGTCGTCCACCAGGTCGGCGTCCGCGGTCGGGGCGAGCTGCATCACGACGCGGACGTCGGAGATGGCTTCCGCCGGTGCGGGCTTCACGATCCACACCCCGTTCAGTTCGGTGATGATCGGGTCGCCGATGTCGTCCCAGTCGTAGGACGCGTTGTCGTCCACCGTGCGCGGCGTAATCGTCGTGCCGTCGGGCAGCCGGAGCGAGCGGAACTCGACCACCTCGGCGGCATCGGGCAGCGAGAGCGACAGCAGGCCCGTCTCTTCGAGCGTGGCAGAGGTGTCGGTGCGGATCCAGATCGGGTTGTTCAGGTACAGATCCCGTACGGTGTCGCGAGCAACGCGCTCGGCGGTAATCTCCGGGCACCCGCGCGCTTCGAGCATCACGGCCGGCATCAGGTCAGCGAACAGCATCAGTCGACTCCCCCGGCGGCTGCACCGACTCTAGCTCGGCCAGTTGCTTGCCGGTCATGGCGGTGTAGAACGAGTTGTAAAACATCTTCGCGCGCTCGGCGCTCTGCGCGAAGTCAGAGTCTTTGGCATAGGCGCGGTAGCAGACGTAGTCCACCAGCGGCCCGACGTAGATGTCCGCGAGTCCGATGTCGTCGTCCATCGAGAGCGTGTCGGGAATCGCGCCGTAGAGCAACTCGACGGAGGCCGTACCGTTCGAGGGCGGCGAGACGTAGAACACCGTCGGCGTGCGCGCGTCGTAGCAGAACCAGCGCACGACCGTCGCGCCGGTCTCGCTGTGCCAGTCAGGGCGCTCGGCGTCGAGCACCGCGCGTTGCACCCGGCGCACGACGCGGCCACTGGTGTTGCGCGGGATGTCAAGGAGCTGGATGCCGCCGGCGGGCAGGGTCTGCCGGGTGCCGGCGGCGCAGGTAAACGTGGCCGCGACCGCGTTGGCGTCGGGCTTGAAGAGCAGCAGTTCGCGCTGGGCGTCATTCAGCCACAGCAGCAGCTCTTCGTCGCGCCAGCGAATGGCGGCGCCGTCTTGGATCAGGTGGCGCACACGCCGGAAGATGTCGGTCACAGACGTGGCCATGCGCTACCTCAGAAAAAGCTCCCGCCCGTAGGCGGGAGAACGCCCGGAGAACTCAGCGTACGGCCTGCACGCCGACCGCAAGTGCGGCCTCAACGACAGACTCGGGGATCTCGCGCGGCACACCAGCCTGGAACGAGTAAACCAGCGCATTCGGGCCGACCACGTCGATGTCGATGGTGTGCGCGTACAGGGTCGAGGCCGGTGCTTCCGCTACGGGCTCGACCACCTCATCCACTGCGGGCTCTTGCTTCGCCATGTGTTCTTCTCCAGCAGGAAGGGGAGGCGGATCAGGGGCCGGTGTTACCCGGCCCCGTCGCCGCGTCGGATCAGAGCAGGGTGTCGACCGTCAGCATCGAGAAGTCCTGCACGTTCGAGGGATCATCCCACGAACCCTTGAACTTCGTCTTGGTCACGCCCCAGATCTTGCCGATGGCGATACCCGGCTGGTTGCCGTAGTCGGTGACATCGCTCTCTTCCCAGAACGCGTCGCCGATGTCGGCCACACCAGCAGCCTGTGCGCCCAGCAGGAGGCAGCGCTGGCCTTCGGCCGTGCCGGTCGAACCGAATTTCGAGCCCGAGGACAGCCCGCGAGTGTTGTAGACGAAGTGGGACTCATGGATCATGATCCCGTCTACCAGAACCGAGCTGGAGGTGCCCTTGAACAGCGCGTTCTTGTCGCCGCGCACGCCAGCGTGGCGCACGTTGCTGATGAAGTCGCTGTCGAGCTTCAGCTTGGCCATGCCCACCGGGTTGACGATCAGGTGGTACAGCTCGTCGCCGCCTTCGCCGCGCACCGGCTTGATGCCGCGCTCTTTCGCAATCGCCTTCAGGTTGACGATGTGCGCGTAGGAGAGCGACTTCAGGTTCGCGTCGGCCGGCGTGGTGCCTGCACCGTCGCCCCATGCACCGCTCGCCAGCGCATGCACCACACGCTTGTTGGTCGCCGTCTGGGCGGCCGCGAAGGCGAGGCTGGTCAGCGCGTCGTAGCTGCCCGAGGCAGTGTTCGCAGAACCGTTGATGTTCTTGTCGAACGTGATGCCCGAGAGCTTCAGCGCGATCAGGGTGTCGCGCATGTTGGCCAGCCACACGCCCAGCGAGTCGCGCGCCGTCTTGCGGAAGTCGACCACCGACTTCTGCTCGGTCATGCGGCCCTTGGACTTGACGCCCTGGCGCTGCTGGTCAACGTCGATCACCTGGTCGTAGGCGACCATCGACGCTTCGTTGCCGGAGAGCTGCTCGTCGCCGATAACACCGCGGCCCAGTACGTCCGGCACGAGGGTGATGACGGCCTTGGAGCCTTTGACGTCCGTCTTCAGCTCGGTGATGCGCTGGATCGGGGCGTTGGAATCGGTGCCGATGAACTGCTCGAAGAACGAACGCTTACGCGCGATCTTCCAGACGTCCTTCGACCAGAGCTTGAGTTGTTCGCTCGTCAGAGCGCCGAAATCAGTGACCGCCAATTGAATAACCTCCTGACGCTACGCGTCAAAGCCAAAGAGTGGTGTTCCGGTTCCCCTCGTAACGCCGGGGCGGCGAAACAGCTCTTTTGCTCGGAGGCCGAGTACGTCGGCGGCGTGCGCAACCGAGTGAGCACTGATTGTTAATATAAACGCACTGCGATTATTGTCAAGCGTGGAGTCGGTTGCTCTTTGCGACGTTGTCTGCGCCGACGAGTACCTGCAGATTCCACGGCACATGCAGCCCGCGCGCGATCCGCCCCTGCAGCGGGATGATGTGGTCGACGTGATGCTCGACGCCGGTGACTGCTGTGCGCAACGCCGACAACGCGTACACCTCGCCAATCAGCCAAAAGTCATCCGCGCTGAGCCATGCCGGCGTGGCCTTCAGCTTTACGGCGCGGCGGCGGGCTTCCTTCGCGGCGTGCTTATCAGGATTGGCCCGTCGCCACGCACGGGTTTTTGCCCGTGACTGCTCGCGAGTTCGGTGGCGGTGGCCGCGCAAGCGCTCATTTTCTGTCTCGCGGTGGCGCGCGGAATACGCGTTAACGATATCTCGTCTACGGCCGGGGTTCGCCTTGGCCCAGCCTGCGGCGCGCTCTTTCGCACAATACACACAGGATCGTCCTTTGGTGTAGCGAAGCCCGCTATGCCCTTGGCTGCACGGCGCCCCCACGTACGTCCTTAGCTCAGTCATCTACGCGTCGTCCTATCTCGCCAGCGAAAAAGAGACGCCCTCCGAAGAGGGCGTCGTGCCGGTTGATGCTATCGCCCGGACCTTAGCAGGGCTTCGGCTTGCCTTTGCCTTTGCCTTTCTTCATGGGGGCTCTCCTTGTGGTGGGTGGTTACTGCCCGAGGGCAGCCGCTTCAGCCTCGTCGATCTTGCTGCGGCTGCGGCGTACGTTCTTCACCGCCGTCGTCACGCTGAGATCGGGCTTCTTCTCCTCGCCGGTGGCCGTCGTGTACGAGCGACCGCCGACGTCGAAGGTCTCGGCGCCGGCCTCCTTGGCCCGCACCCATGCTTTCTTGAACGCGTGGTTTGGCATCGTGGCTCCTTACAGGTTGATCCCGCGACGCAGCATTTCGAGATCTGCCTCGCTCAGTTTGTCGAAGTCCTCGTCGCTCATCTCGGCGATCTTGCTGAGCAGCGAGCGCGGCTGGTCGTACTCGCCCGAGCCCGCCGGGACGGGCGGCTGCTGCGCGGCAGCGGCGATCTTCTGCGGCACCGTGTTCGGCCGCGCCGAGGCGGGGGCCGGTGCGGGTGCCGGCGCAGCGGGCGTGAGGTCGCCGGCGATGCGCTTCACCGCGCGTTCGATGGCGGCGCTCGGCGACATGCCGCGGTCCATGTACGCATCGCGCA